GCCGGTGAGGCAGATACTCACGCGCTGCGTGGTCGGCTACGCGGGCGCGCTGCAGCGAGCGGAGCAGGGTGACTCGGCGGAGCTGGACTTATCGAAGTCGCGAACGGGGATGTTCAGCGAGGAGGATTGGACTTATCTGCATCGCGCGGCGGCGAAGTATCATGCGGCGCCGGTGTATTGGGAAGAGCCGGCGGACCATTCGATTTCCGAGATCAAGGCGCGGATCCGGCTGGCGCATCGCAAGTATGGGGTGAAGGCGGTGCTGATCGACTATCTGCAGTTGATCAAGCCGGTGACGAAGCTGGGCCAAAGTGAAGAGCGGCTGGGGATCTCTGAGGTTTGTTACGGGCTGAAGGCGGTGGCGAAGCAGCTGGGGATCGTGATCATCCTGCTGGCGCAGACGAACCGCGGAAGCGAGGAGAACCCAGGGAAGATCCCGACGCTGCGGGATTTCGACGGCGGGAGCGGGATCGAGAAAGCCGCTGACTACGCGGGCTTCATTCATCGGCCGGAAAAATACAAGCCGTGGAGCCGGCTCAACGATAACGAAAAAGAGGAGTGGCTGCCAACGCCCACTTCCGAGCCCAACGCCTACGAGCGGGAGCGGATCGGCGAAGAACGTTACAAGCAGCATGCGCTGTTTGTGCTGCAAAAAAATCGTCACGGGGGAGAAGCGACATTGCCGCTGCGCTTCATCGGCCCGCTGGCGCGGTTCGAGCCTGTGACGCTGCGAGCCTATTCCAACAACCAAACCCAGCGGCAGCACTAACCATGACTCACGTAAAGGTCGGAGACATCGCGCTGCCGGTGGGCAGCTACGAGAAGCAGGGGCAGAAAAGGAACCGGAACCGGACGATCGGGACGCTGATGCGGACTGATTACCATGATGGCTCGCGGCTGTGGATAAAGCTCAACGGTGACGCGCTGAGCCCGTCTCTGCTGATGTTGGCGATGAAGAGCGGTGCGCTGGAGGCGGGGGATGACGGGGTGATTGCGAATGTGTTCGAGCCGCGGGAGCAGCAGCAACAGGGCAAGCCGGCGGCGGCGCCGGCTGCGGCGGAGATGGACGACGATCGGATTCCTTTCTGATGAAAAAGCGTCCGATACGTGATGAGTTCCGCGGCGATGATGCTCACCTGTGCGACTGCATCAAGTCTCTGATCGAGTTGAACGATCAGGGCGCGCTGATCCCGCATGGAATTGGAGGGCTCGCGAGAAGCATGCTCGCGGCGTGTTATCACCGACTGAAGAAGCGGACGCAAAACGGGCGTGTGAAACGATGAGCGAGCGGCCTTCATCTGAGACAGCGATCGCGTCGGCGGTGCCGGCGGTGGATGCGTTTCGTGCTCGGATGGAGGCGGTGTTGGAGCGGCAGGCGGAGCATGCGGTTTATTTGCCGATCGGGATTGATTGGGGTGAGCCGTATGACATCACGGAGGTGACGGCGGTGGTTGGGGCGCAGCGGCAGCGGCGCTCGGCGGAGTGGGTGGTGGAGGCGGTGGCGCGGCGGGAGGAGATTATTCGCAAGGAGCGGCTGGATCCTTACCGCTTTGGGTTCGAGCCGGAGATCTGGCATGAGACGGATTGGCGGATTGCGGAGCTGCGGTGCGCGAAGCCTGGGGAGCCGATCGCTTGCTGTGTGCTGGGGGGCAATGGCAGCTCGAAGACTTGGTATGCGGCGAAGCGGTTCGCGATCTGCATGGTGGAAAATGAGGACTGGCTCTGCTGGCAGTTTGCGGAGGAGGAGAAGACATCGCGGGAGGTGCCGCAGCAGTTCACGCAAAAGATGCTGCCGCTCGAGTTTCGCCCGGAGAGCGGGAAGCTGAAAAAGGGGGCGGCGGTGAAGCTGAATTACAACGCGATCAATGGCTTCACAGATAACACTTTCGCGCTGCCGAACCGCTGCCGGGCGAACTTCATGTTTTACAAGAGCGACATCAAGGCGCTGGAAGGTCCGCGGCCTGACTTTGTGTGGGCGGATGAGTTGATTCCGGTGCAGTGGGTGGAGGCGGCGAAGCGGCGGTTGATCACAAAAGCGGGCGAGACGCGCAAGCTGGTGCCGGCGCTGCGTGAGGCGCTGAAGCATCGGCATGAACCGGGAGCGTGGGAGAAGTGGCTGAAGCCGCTTTTGCCGAGGCTGTTCCAGGGGGTGCTGCTGATGACGTTCACGCCGAAGGAGGGTTACACGCCGACTGTGGCGCTGATGACGGAGTATGCGACGACGCTGGTGGAGGTGCCGGCGGAGATATTGCCGATCGAGAAGAACGGGGAGCGGCTGGGTTATGAGAAGGTGCCGCGGGTGAGGCTGAACTTACCGGAGTCGGCGGTGATCATTTACTTTCACGTTTATGACAACCCGTTCGGGGGGAACTGGGAGGCGATGAAGGCGACGCTGGCGCGCAAGGGGCGGGATGACAAGCTGTGGATGGCCTACGGGGTGGCGACGAAGCAGCGCGGGGTGCAGTTTCCGCTGTTCTGTCGCGAGGCGCACGTGCGGCCGCTGGAGCTGCTGCCGGCTGAGGGGACGTGGTATCACATCGTGGATCCGTGCACGGACGGCAGGAACTGGTTCATGCTCTGGGCGAAGGTTTGCCCGAACCCGGTTGGAAAGCCGCTGATCTTTGTGGCGCGGGAGTGGCCGCAGCCTGGTGACTGGATCGAGGCGAATGACGTCGGGGATCCCGGCGAGTGGGCGGTGATGGGGAGCGGGAAAAAGCTGGATGGGGAGCGCGGGCCGGCGCAGCGGAATTGGGGGCTCGGGTTTCAGCAGTATGCGCAGGAGATCGAGCGGGTGGAGAAGGAGCTTTGGCGGTTGGAGCAGCGGCTGGCGGGGAAAGGGACGGAAGGGGCAGCGGCGGGGGCGCCGCTGTCAGCACGCGAGGGCGCGTGCGCTCCCCAAGCCGAAGGGCGAATACAGATTTTCGATGGGTGCCGGATCATGGACTCGCGGAGCGCGAACACTGAGACGCAGCTGCACGGGGAGAGTCTGACGCTGATCCAGGTGATGCAGGAGTATGGGCTCTACTTCTGCAGCGCGGGGCGCGATAGCGGGGCGGAGCAGGGCTCGACGACGGTGCGTGAAGGGGCGGCGATGATCACGGACCGGATCAACTTCGAGCGGGACAAGACGGAGCTGGTGAATGGGATCTACAAGTTTCACGGGCGGGCGCCGAGCATCCTGATCGCGGAGAGCTGCGCGAATCTGATCTTTTGTCTCGGGAACTGGACCGGCGCGGATGGGCGGCAGGGGGCGATGAAGGATCCGGTGGACGTGCTGAGGTATCTGGTGATTGCGAACCCGCAGCACTTCACGGCGGAGATGCTGCAGTGCGTGGGAGGAGGGTGTTACTGATGGGGAAGGGACTTAAGGGACTAAAGGGACGCAAGAGGGCGGCGTTCAACGCTGTGGAGGCGCGGGCTTGCTGTGAGTGCCGGCACTGGCGGCGGGTGAGTTTTGTGCAGGGGAAATGTCGGCGGAATCAACCGGCGGACGAGAACGCTACACGCTTTCCGCAGGTTATAACTGGGATGTATGCAACGTGCCCGAAGTGGGAAAGACGCCAATGAAAGCATTGTTGAAGAAATTTTTCCGACGCAAACCGAAGCTGCAGACGGTTTGGATCGGCTGGGGACATATCATCGAGAACGCAACCGGGTGGGTGGGGAGTGGTGGCTTCACTCCGATTGAGGCGGGTAGCAGAGAGGAAGCAATCAAGGTTTTTAAGGAGCGTTATCCGCTCCGCAGAGTCAACGGAACCCTGACAATCGAATGACGACGACGTACAACTACACAGCCGAGGAGGCTCGGCGCGACTTTGCTCCTCGGGTGAGGTATGGGGACTTGCTGCTGATGGGGCAGCGGTTTGGGCTGTCTGAGAAGACGGTGCGGAAGCTGTGCGAGGGGCAAGGGGCGCCGGTGAGGAAGGTTATCTATCCGGGCTCGGTGAGGGCTTACTATGACCGCGATGAAGCGGTGAGGGTGTTTTTGCAATCGAACCAACCACAACCAATCAATGCATAAAGAGAACGACGTTACTATTTTGAACCCGCGCAAGAAGCCGGATGTGAAGTGCATCCTGAAGGAGATTCGCAGTGCGCTGGATGACGGGCAGGCGAGTGAATTCTTTACCCGGATGGAGCACAACCACGACACGCGGCATTGCTGGTGGCCGGGGCAGACGAATGACGGGCGGAAGTGGCCGGCGGGGCGGAAGCTGATGCCTGGGCAGCGAAAGGATGATGTTTTCCCTTGGCAGGGGGCGAGTGATTGCCGGGTGCCAGTGGTGGAGGAGATCATTGCGGAGCGGGTGATTTTCAAGGCGACGGCGCTGGACCGGGGACAGCAGCGGGTGGCGCCGCGGAACCTGGCGACGGAGGATGATCCGACGAACAAGGCGATTCTGTGGGGGCAAACTGCGGACTACTTTCTGGATGAATTTGCCTATGTGATCCGGACGGCGGCGAAGCAGTGGGCGGACATCGCTGAGGAGTATGGGCACGCGGTGCTCTATGTGGGGTGGAAGACTGAGAAGCAGGTGAGCCAGCGGACGATCACGGCGGAGCAGGTGCTGGCGGTGGCGACGGATGCGGCGCTGCAGCTGGCGCAGATGGCGCTGGCTGAGGCGGCACAGCTGGCGGGCCAGGAGCCGGAGGAGCTGACGCCGGAGGAGAAGCAAGCGGTGATCGCCGACGCGGCTGCGCGGTTTGAAATGATGGTGGCCGATGAGTCGCAGCGGGAGAAGCTGATCGCGGGGCTGATGGCGTTCGACGATGAGATGCCGAGGGCGGAGGCGGTGCGCGTGGCGAAGGGGCTGAAGCTGGGCGGGCCGGTGACTTACTACGCGGTGGAGGAGGTGAACCAGGGACCGGACTGGCGGGCGCTGACGCCGTATCTGGATGTGCTTTACCCGCCGACGACGACGCGGATCCAGAATGCGCGGTGGGTGGCGATGCCGGAGTGGGTGAGTGATGTGGAGCTGCGCGCGCGGGAGGAGACAGAGGGCTATGACAAGGCGTGGGTGGACCAGGTGCTGGAGCACGCGGGGATGAGCTTTGAGCTGAGTGAAGCGCGGGCGGGCCGCAATGTGCCGAGCTGGATAACGACTGGCGGGCGGATCCGTTCAGGCGTGAGCGACGACGACGCGAAAAACAATGAGCAGCGGCTGTTTCAGATCATTCACTTCTACCAGCGGGCGACGGCGTTGGGTGGAGTGCCGGCGCTTTATCATACGGTGGTGCATGGAAAGGTGGAGGATAGCTTCGGAAAGCATGAGTGCTGCGAGCACACGCACGGGCGGTATCCGTTCCTTGATCATGTGCGGGAAGTTACCGCGCTGATGCTGCTGGAGAGCCGCGGGGTGGGAGAGATCTCGTTCACGCACCAGTCGGAGGTGAAGGTGCAGCGGGATATGCGGAGCGATTTCGCGAGCCTGACGATCAAGCCGCCGTTGAAGGTGCCGGTGTTGAATGGGCAGAGCGGCGGGAGCATGGACATCCGGCCAGGTGTGCAGATACCTTTCGCGACGAGCGCGGGGATGCAGGCGGACTTCATGCGGCTGCCGGGTGATGCGAAGACATCGCTGGAGATCGAGGAGACGACGATCCGCGGAATCAATGGCTACTGGGGCCGCGGGGAGCACGTGGATCCGGAGGTGAAGCTGGCGACGCGGCAGCAGCTGGTGAATGACTTTCTGATGGATCTGCGCGAGGCGCGGAAGATGACGTTTCAGCTGATCCAGCAATTTGCGCCGGATGAGATCAAGGCGAGCGCGATCGGCGGGCTGCCGGTAAGTTTGAACGCGACGCGGGATGAGATCCAGGGGCAGGTGAGCATCAACGTGGAGTTCGACGCGGCGGACCTGGACCTGGAGCTGGTAGGGAAGAAAATGGAGTTTCTCACGCAGCTGCGGCAGTTCGACACGGAAGGATTGATTCCGGTGGCGCAGATTCTGAAGGCTGGGATGTCAATGGCGATGCCGGCGTGGGCGCGGCTGCTGGTGGCGGATCCGCAAAAGCACGCGCGGGAGGAGATGCAGGAGGAGATGGACGTGCTGAACAGTCTGTTGAACGGGATCGAGCGGGACTATGTGCCGGGGAAGAATCATGCGCTGCGGAGACAGGTGCTGCTGAATGCGATCGGCCGGCCGGGTGAGGATGGGCAGCCGACGCGGATTCAGAAGCTGATGATGGAAAACCCGGACGTGAAGGCGCTGGTGGAGAACCGGATAAAGTTTCACACGTTCCAGGTGCAGCAGATGACGGTGAATCCGGCGGTGGGGCGGCTGGGGGTGGAGGCGGTGCAGGGAGGTGCTGTGTAAGGGACTGAAGGGACGAAAGGGACCAAAGAGCTATGACACGAGACGCTTACTTGCATGAGATTGACCTGGGGCGGCCGCTGAGTGATGAGGAGATGACGGCGGTGCTGCAGGGGAGCATGGGGACGGAGGCGGTGCGGGCGGTGCTGCAGCTGCTGCGGAACATGAGCGCGGATATGGATCGCGAGGGGCGGCAGCCGCTGATGGCGGCGGCCGCTGACGCGGGCGACTGGCGTGCGCACCACGACGGCGCGGCGGCGGCGCACGAGGCGGCGTTTTGGAATGTTTACCGGCGGGTGCATGCGCCGGCGGCGGGGGATACTTAATTCCTGATGATTTCGGATATATCAGCCGGGGAGATCGGAGCCGCGACGGCAAAGTTGCTGCCTTGATTACGCTTTGGATGACCGACCAGCACTGCGACTACTTCATTGTGTGCATTGATGACGGGAGAGCCGCTGAAGCCGCTTACTGCTGTAAGATCCAAAACTATCTTATCGCGGTAGCGGACTGATGCGACGGTCCCCTTTCGAATGAAAGGGAAGGTGAGTACGCGGTCAAAAACCAATGGGAACCCTGCCATCATCACGGAATCTCCGGCGACTGACGGGCTGGAGCTAATGCGTAAGAACGGAACGTCCTGGTCGGGGTCCAATGGTTGCAAGACAGCAATATCCCGCCCTCCCTTCTCACCCGCTGCTCCCCTGAACCGTTTAACCAATCTCATTTTCATATAGCGATGCTTTTGGCCGGTGAACCGAGTGGCAAAGATCGGATCCATTGGAGTACCTGTATCTTCGTCAATCACAACATGGTCTGCGGTCACGACGTGTCCGATGGGTGAAACGAGGAAGCCTGAACCGATGGTGACGCTACTAAACTGCGATCCTTCGGGTTTTTGTTTACTTACCATTACGACCGTTCTTTCGAGCATCTCCGCGAGGAGTTCAGGCGGCAACGGCGGAGCCGCGGCTTGCGGCACTGACGCAGCATCAGGCGGCTGCCTGCAGCCAGGCAGGAGAACGAGGGCGACGGCGACAGATAAGAGGCGCACGGTTTTGTCTCTCCGGAAAAAGTGCGCCCGGTGGGAGTTGAACCCACGACCCGCGGATTATGAGTCCGACGCTCTAACCGTTGAGCTACAGGCGCGTTGCGGGAGAAATGATAGGGCGAGCCGGAAGAATGTCACGGCGGTTTGCGCCAAGTCGCGCCCGTTGGCGGCGGGTTGCGCCCGCTGATTCGTGACAGTTGATAGTTAAGACAGCCAAAATGCGCGGCACTGAGCCTGAATGGCTCTGCTGAACATTATGGCTGATAAGACGCAGGAGACTGCCACTGCAACGGGAACGACGGGGACGACTGCACCTGCCCCTGTCGTTGGAGCCGCGGGGAGCGCCGCTGTGATTGGACTGGATCCCACGGAGCCGAGCCTTGAGGAAGCGCTCGCGGCCGATTTGGGGCTGGACCAGGCGGAGGGAGCCGGAAGCGAGGAAGGTGCAAGCAGCGGTGCCGAAGGCGAGGAGCCGGCGGCAACTGAGGAAGCGGGGACTGAGGCTGCCGAAGAGGAAGGGACCGAAGGGACGGAAGGGACTGAAGGCGGGGTGCCGGAGGGAACGGAGGAAACTGAGGAAACGGAGACGGAGGAGGCCGAGGAAACTGAGGAAGAGGGCGACGAGGCTGCGCCACCGAAGGGGCTGGAGAAGGCTCCGAAGTGGGCGCAAAAGCGCATCCAGAAGCAGAGCGAGACGATACGCGGTTTAAGGGCGCAACTGGCGGAGGGGGCGATCACGGTCGCGCCGACGCCGGCGAGTCCGCTGGCTGACATCGACTCGCTCGAGAAGCTGGAGAGCGCTGTCCAGACGCAGAAGAACATCCGCGAATGGTGCCGGAAGCATTCGCAAGGCGGAACTGTCACGGTGGACGGCAAGGAGATCGAGATCTCGGCCGAACAGGTGGCGGAGAAGTTGGAGCGGGCTGAGGCGATCATTGAGGCGGCTCCCGATTGGAAGCAGCGGCTGGCGTTTCGCCAGCAGCAGAAGCCGTGGGAGACCGGTGAGAGGGTCGCGCCGGGACTGCTTACCAAAGGCACGCCGGAGAATGCGTTCATGACCGCGATCCTGAAGGCTTGTCCTGAGATCAAGGTCAAGATACCGGACTTCGAGGGACTGCTGGGCCATGCCGCGCGGAGCTACCGTATGGAGATGGAACAGACGCCGACCAAGGAGTTCCCGCACGGGCGGGCGAAGTGGGTTCGGATGGAGCTGGACAAGAACGGCAACGTCGTCACGCCGAAGAAAGCCGCTGTGAAAGGCAAGGCCGGAGCGCCAGCACCGAAAGCGGGTGCGGCGGCGCCGGCGAAACCGAAACCGCCAACGACGCCGGGAGCAGCAAAGCCGGCGCTCAAGCCGAGCGGAGCCCAGCCGAAACCGAACTTCGAGGATCTCGAAGCGCGGGCGGCGGCGGGGGATCTGGCCGCGAGGCGAGAGCTGCTGAAGCACGAGATGAGCCAGGGCGAAGAGGCGGCCTAACAAACCAACAGAACCAAACTTACACAGCCATGGCAGCAGTATTTGACAGGGACATTTCAACCCTGCTTCGTGTCCGCGACGTTTCGCGGAGTTTCACGGTGTCTCGGGCGATCGAGACGCCATTTTCCACGATGGCCCGCAAGGGGCCGAAGCCGAAGAGCACGCTCTATGAGTGGCCTTTCAAGCAGCGGCACTCGGTGTCGGACGTGGGAATCGCCGATGGTCAGGATGTCGCCGCGGGTGACCTGATCAACAACGAGGCGAACAAGACGATGCTACAAGGCCGGGTCCAAAAGGGCTGGGTGCCTTACGGCGTGGGCGACATCGCGCAGGAGTTCGTGAACGAGTATGGGGTCACGGACCTGCTGGCGGACAACGCGGCGGAC